ACACCGGTGGTATTGGAACTAAGTGTAATTATGTTATCGTCAACTATGGTCTCTACACTTTTGACTTCACTGAAGCTGCCAATCACCCATAAATTGCCGTAGAGAAATATATCACCTTTACCAGCATTGCTGGTAATAGTAACATCTCCGCTATAGGTGTCTAGGTTATAACTTCCGGTGATACGATCAAAAGATGACATAGTTTGCGAGTTTTAGATATTTATGATTAAACTAGGTACAAAAAAATAGCACCCGAAGGTGCTATCGTGTTAGTTGAAGCTAGATTAAGATACGTTACCAGCAAAATCAGTGTTGCCAGTAGTAACAGCAACGTTACCACGTTCTGCGCCAGCTGCCATACCACCAGATTCTTCAAGTTGAATAAATCCGTCTGTGGTGCTAACACCAAAGTTCCATGGACCTGTACCAATTACTGTGCCTGCCAGGTTGACCAAAGTACATTTACGACTGCTGATTTTAATAACAAAACCGTTAGTTCCAGCATCTAGTTTACCGCGAATGGTCATATCTCCATTGGCTAAACCGCCGTTGTTCTTGTTGGTTAAAATGCAAGTAGCTGTAACTGTGCCATCAGTTACCCTGAATTTCTTGCTGCCTAGTTGTTTAACAACATAACCATCATATTCAGTACCACTGGCTTTGAATCTGCAACGTAAGTCACCTTGAGTTGCACCGGTACCGAAAAATCTCTTTGCTATAGGACGACCCATTTGTTTCTCCTTGTTAAGGTGTTCTAGACCTACGCGGTGGGTGCCGCATAAACTCTGTTGAGCGAACAAATGTATTTATCAAAATCGTTGACAACTGCCCACGGCCATGCTAACATTACTGTGGATAAATATAAGATAACCCGAGAGGTATCATTATGAGATCAATTATTATATTAGCGGCCTCGACACTATTACTTACTGGTTGCCTCACTACCAAAGAGCAACTTTATTACGAAACTGCTAAAAGTATTAGCAGGGACAACACCATGAGCCAGACAGCTTGCTGGTCAGCTATTTCAGACATTGCCAAAGGTGGAGCCGAAGGCAGCAAAGTGGGCGCCATTGCCTTAGCTGAAAAATGTAAAAATGAAACTGTAAAAATCGAACCACCTAAGCGTAACTGGATGGGCCTATAATCCGATATTTTTCAACTCAACAAAAAAGGGCCTTGCGGCCCTTTTTGTTTACTTCCCATCCCGATTGAAGTAAATTAGCTAAAGCTGAGTGTATTCTGTGGAATATCAACTTCGCCAAGGTAGTCACCAGCATTACCAAGCGAGCTGGCAGTATTTGTTAGCTCAACATAACCATATCTGGTCATGAAGCCAACTACTGGCTCGAATGTTGCTGGATCTAGTACAACACCACTGCTCATCAATGGTACATATGGGCAATAGAAAGCGGCTGCATCAGCTTCGCTTGTACCCTTGTATCCAACTAGAACAGGTGTAGAATCACCAGCGTAGCTGTCAACATAGATCTTCATAGCGCCGTTTAGTGTACCAACAAACTTGGTGTTGGTTGGAGCTTCGAAGGTACCTTCTGTTGTACGAGCAAATGCTGAAGTTGTTGCGCTTTGTAGCACTGTTAGAGCTGCTGGACTTACAACTGCCCAGTTGCCTGCGCCACGACGTGTACGCTGAGCGATCTTGTTAGCAACACGGTTGATTAGAACAGCAAGAGCTGCGTGCTCGTCACCAACGAATGTAGCTGTACCGCTAACCAGAGTCTGGTTGTAGGTCTCTTCGATAGCAGCCAATGAACGCAAGCTAGCTAGGATTTCCTGGTCGATTTCAACTGTGATTTCCTGTGCTAGAGCTGCCATGATTTCGGCCTCAACATCTAGACCATGCATGGCTTGTGCGTCTTGAGCAGCTTCGAATGTCCAACGTGCGCTTAGTTTACGAGTTTTAGCTTCGACAACTTGCTTCAAAATTTGAACATTGATTCTGTTACCTGCAACACCTTCTAGTGTAGCTGTGCTGTTAGCACGGCTTGCTGCATTGCTGGCTTGTTGGAATGTAGCACCAGAGTATGCTGTTGCAATGCGGAATGGGCTAAGAGCCTCATCACCAGCTGTTGCACCATCATTGGCCACTGTTGCACCAACTGTGTCAGCATAGCGAACACGTAGTGTGTGAATTTGAGCAACAGGACCTGTCATTGGCTGAACACCAACGATCTCGTTAGCGATAACTGTAGGCATAACACGACGGATCACTGGCAGAATCACACGGTTTAGAGTAGCGATTTGACCAGCTTGTGTTGAGCCACCTGTAGCAGCTTCTGAAAGGTTTTTACGAGTGTTCTCGAGGATAACACTCATGGTTGTGCGGCGTGAACCGCTAAGGCCTTCTAACAGGGCTTCTTTAGTTTCGCCCCAACGGCTTTCTAATAGTTCTTGTGTCATTATTTCCTTCCTTTAAGGTTTAACTATTACTTCAACCCTGCTAGACGCTTAAGCTCAACAACATTGGTATCCTTGGACACCTCTTGAGCTTGGGCAGATTTAGCAGTTTTATCTCCTGTGACTTCTGCACGGCTTTCAGCTAAAACAGATTTTTCTTCTTTCTTAACTGAGCCTGCGTTGAGTACAGCAGGAAGATACTTTTCGAATGCAGTCTTCAATTTTGGAGTCTGCACACTTTCTAGAAGTTCGCGCATGACCGCTTGCTTCTCTTTAACTAGAGTACCTAGTAGCTCGTCCATTACAGACTTGCGATCTTGGCTCTCTTTGATCACGCGGATCTCGCGTTCCTTGCTTTCAACAATACGTTGAGCACTAACTTTGGCTTCAGCAGCTTCAGCTAATTGCTGTTCTTGTTGTTCCACAATTTTCTTTAGCTTAACAATTTCTCTGTTCTCATTGAGATGAGTTAACGAGAATTCGCTAGCAAAGGCTTCGAATATACGACGGCCAAACATGTTCTCACGAGCAAGTTGGATGTCTTCTTTTAGTTGAGTTAATTCAGCACCTAATTTATTGGCAACCGACTCTTTAACTAAACGAGCACTTTGTTCGATAAAACGACGCTGAATGCTTTCCAATTTGGTTCTGGCTTCTGCAACCAGACGTACCTTGGTTTCAACAACGGCTTTTTTATCTTGACTAAATTCACGGATTTCTTCTGCTAGCGCACGGACAATGAACTTCTCCAGGCGAGCATAGTTTTCCTTTTGAATTTTGCGATCTTGGTGCAGTTCGCGAACTTCCTCGGCTAATTTCTTAACCATGAAGTCATTAAAGCGACCGGCAGATTCCATCATGTGGTTTTTCATACGCACACGATCTTCTACCATGGCCTGTTTCTCGCCTACAAATTCTTCAATTTCTTTGGCGAGGCTTTCGGTAACCATCTTGTCTAGTGCTTCAACCATTACCTGCTTGTCATGCTCATAGCGGACAGACATCTCTTCGCGCAGTTCTGCACGAATTTGTTCACGAGCTTCAGTTAACTTGGTTTCCCAAGCTTCATTGATAGCCTGCTTAGTGTCTTCATTGATAATACCGCTATCTAGCAATGGTTTTAGAGCGTCAAACATTTGCGGTTTCTCCTATATTTTCAAGTCTCTAATTAAACGAACCACTTCGTCTTTTAGAAACCTTTGCACTTTTTGATTTTCCTTGACTTCACCTGCCATTTCTAGCACTCTGTGGCCATGACGCATGTTTAATAAACCTTCGTATATGGCTTTAGGATAGGCATGTGGAGCACTAGGTTGCGCTACAATGTCTACGGTGACTATTTCAAACTCACTGACGTGCCCAGTGGATTCTGATACATTGCCGCTTCCACGGCTGGATACACCTAGTTTCACACCACTTTCTAACATGGTCTTAACTAGCTGTCCCATTGGGGTAGGGAGGATCTTCAACTTTCCGTGTCCTGCAGGACCATCCATCCACATTTGTTCAATCATGTGGCTTACACGATCTAGGTTAATCTTTAGATCGTCGGGATGGTCTACTTCACCTAACACTGAATATCCACCTTTGATTTGTTCATTGATTGAAGTTACTGCGCGAGCAATTTCCTGAACAGGGTAAACACGCTGGTTAGCATTCTTTACCCCGCCTTCAATGAATATACCTTTCATGTACAGGTTCTTACCGGAGCCGTCACTGTTGTCCTCATGCAAGACCTGCATCTTGGCATGATCAAAAGTTAGCTGTTCTCTTAGGTAAGTCATCGCTGTCTACTTACTTGGCAACTGGACTATGTTTTTGTACAGGAACACCGCCGTCTGTGGTGCTGCCTTCATTGTGCTTGGCACCGGCCTTGGCTGTGTAGCCTTTGGTCTTAGCACCAGGAACATTCTCATATTGTCCAGCGTGTGGCATGTTGCCCTTGCCTTTAGCGTACTGATTGTTTGGCTGTGGAACTGGCTTGCCATCAGCAGCTTGTTCTGCACCACCTTTAACGATGTTTGCTGAACTACCACCCATGTCGTTCTTACCAGCTACAATGCTTTTGGCATTGGTGCCTGGCTTGTCGCTGGCGCCTGTACCTACAGTGTGACCTTCGGCATTAGCAGGAGCAGCGACTTTGTCTACATACTCACGTACCATGGCAGGATCCATGCCTTCTTCTTTAGGCATTTCCATGTCTGCATGCTCTGGCTCATTCATTTCGTCGCTCATGAGTGCATCGAATTCAGCTTTGAGTTCGTCGAGAGCAGCTTCGAGATCCATTACGCGATCTTCTAGCTCGCCTTCACCTTCTTCGCCGCCCATGTCATCCATGTCGTCGCCTGGTTCGCCCATGTCGTCTCCGGGCATCTCAGCATCCATTTCCATGTCGCTGTCCATGTCCATTTCGTCATCAGCTTCAACCATGCCTTCTTGGTCAGCTTCGATTTCATCAACTAAGCCAGTTACTTCGCCTAGCTCTTCATCAACACCCTCTTCGTCAATGAGATTCTCATAGATTTCACGTGACTTTTCCACAACAATTTGGTGGAACAGTTCGCGAGCCCGATCATCCTGCTCATTGATAATATATTCAATTAGCTTTTCATATTGGTTCATTATTAGGGACTCCTATAAAATAATATGATCCGTTATTAGTTATTTACATAATATTGTAATATTATGTGTTATATGGCGGTTTTTTGAAGGATTTTGATTATAAACCAGGTACTTCGCCGGCTGCTGCCGCAGGTTTATACTGTTTTGATATCTCTTGAACCTTTTTCTGGTTCTCGTATTTCTTCACGTCATTCATTTGTCTGAGACGCTTGATCTGTGCCAACGTAAGACGACTCTTACGTAACTCGCCCATCTTTTTCACAGAGTTATCCTGCTTTTCATCACGATAACCCGGTAATTCTGCTTCAAATAAGTCAACGATAAACATATTAGTTATTTACCAAACTGATCTTATTTAGGCCGCTGGTGCTGCTACCGGAGCTGCTGCTGCTCCACCCAATGGACTAGCTGCTCCTGTGGCTGCTGCACCAGCTTCTGCGCCAGGTAGGCCTTCGGCACCTGGCAGGCCTTCTGCGCCAGGTACAGCGTCAGTGGCTTCTAGATCACCAGCAATGGCGCCTGGAGTAATACCTACACTGCGTAGACCAACATCGGCTGCACCTTGTTCACCAGTTTCACCTTGCTCTTCTAACCAGAGCTTTTCATTTTCCTGCATCTCTTGTTCGTCAAGTCCTAGATAACGCTTCATTAGAAAACGTTTACTAAAATAAGGAAATGCTTCTAAGCTGGTATAAGTTTGAATACGGCTAGCATCGATTTCTACCTGACGATACTGTGCAAAGTTCTGCGGCTCATTGAGTTTGAGTTCAAACAATTGTCCGTCAATGTTGATACCACGCCAGCGCATGAACATCTTAAACTCTTGATCTAAATGACTGGATATCATGTTTTGTAGTCTTACACAATATCTATTAAAACGCCATTCTTGAATCAAGGCTGTGCCTACACGCCCGTCGGTATAGCTTTGACTGCCGTCATCAAGACCAGTGGGCAAGTAGCTGCTGGGAATACGTAGACCACGGAATAACTTATTGGTGAAAAAGCGTAGGTCTGTGATTTCACCTAGGTTTTGTCCACCTGCCAGTGTTTCTACACTGCTACCACGACCATCTGCGGTTTGTGGGAAAAAGTAATCTTCGTTGGTGCTTAATGGATTATAAGTGGCATCCATCATGTTATGGCCGCCGCCAGTCTGCGTGGGAATTCTACGCTGTGATATTTCGTTTTTAATGCGTTCCACAAAAGCCATGGCCATGTGGTTAGGCATATTACCTACGTCAATTTTAAATATTCTACGCTCTGGTGCTCGTTGCACACGATAGATAATGATAGCATCTTCTAACAGTTCTTTTTGTTTGAAAACTTTGAAAATGTTTTCTAGCACACTGTTACCAAAGGGCCAAAATATGTCTAAACCTTCGGTCAGGCTCAGGTGCACCACATGTTCAGCAGCAATAGCAACTTCATTTTGTGCATGAGTAAATCTTGAACCACCTTGAAATGGCGCATTAGGCATGATATAAGTGCCTTGTGGACCGCCAACCTGTGGATGGTTAATATAGGTATCCGAAGTGCTGACAGCGGTTACTGTGAGATTTTGTAAGTTAGGAGCAACTTCTTTGAGCACATACTGCTCAGGCTCTTTGCCTTCTGCTTCATTTACAATGATCTTAACTACCTTGCTCATTTCAACCCAGTAGAGTTTAAATGTTTCTGGATCACGTACAAATACTTGATCACCGTATTTTAAGGTATTACGCACCACTTTGAATATGCGTCTATTGAATTCGTTAAGTGTTACCCACTGTTGCAGCTGAGTTTTGATGATTTCTACTTCGGTATCTGTAGGATCATCTTTGTAATAGATGTTAAAAGGCATGCCAGTGGTTTGATCAGGCTGACTGCTGAATTCAGCTAATATATCCAATGCAGCGTTTACTTCTGAGTCCATGTCCATTTGTTCGTATTGGTTATAGCGTTCAATACGATTAGGATGTCCTGTGTAAATTTCAGGTAAATTGCTTTGATAATTTCTGTAGGCAGGAGTACCAGGAGCAGGGCTACCGGGCAAGCCATTGCCCATTGGGCTCATTAACTGAGCATTAGGTGCCTTAAAATATTTGCGCCAAGTCATGTATGGATTCTCTTAGGATTAAGTATTTATAGATTAGTAACTGTTATTCAAAAGTTGTTGCTGAATACTGCGTAGATCAGACATAGCAGCAGTGGTTTCGTCAGATTTTGTAACCAGCTGTCTAAGCTGTTCTAGTTGTTCACGCATGACATTAACTAGTTCACCTGAAATAGGTCCAGCAGCGGATGAGATTTCGTTATTAGGTACAATGGCTCCTGCGGCGCTTGGTCTAAATAGTTCTGGACCACGTTCACCTACCAGGTACGTTGAAGAAGGATTCACAGGTCCGCCGGCAGCTCTGGCTGGTGGGCTATATGTAGCTGTTGCTCCCCCACCAATTAGAAATCCTGCGCCGGCTCCTAACTTGCCTCCTAGAGCAGCTCCAACCATGGCTCCCACTGGACCACCTGCCATTCCTCCCAGCACTGCTCCAACCACAGTGCCCAAAAGTCCACCAACTAAGGCTCCTACCAGGCCACCGGCTATTTCCTTGATCAGCTGAACTATACCGCCCATGGCACTGACAAATTCTCGTGCACCATTAATAATAGAACTAAGTGTAGATGCAAATTGTGGTAGCAAATCCATGATTTCTCGTTCAAAAGATACTCTAAAATCTTGCACTGTGGTGATTAAATTGTTAGTAGCTGAAGTCAAAGCATCTGTGGTATTCTTTTGATCTTCAGCTCTTTTAGCCGAATCTTTTATAGCGTCTTCTGTGGCACGATTTCTAAAATCTAGCTCGGATCCAAATACCGTGTTTAAACCAGACATAAGACCATCTTTAGAAGCATATAAAGCCTGACCCAACGATTGGTTGGCCAGCAATTGCTCTTTGACTGCTCCTGTGTTTTCTGCTTGAATTCTGCGCTGTTCTTCTGCTGTTAGATTGCCTGCGGCCATGGCGTCTGCGTAGCCTTTAGTCGCTCTCGACAGTGCTGGGAACATGGCTTCTGCAACAGCGCCTTCTTTGTTGATCACTGTGCCCAGCACCGCACGATCCATGAAATTTCTTCTTTCCATTTCGCTCATGCCAGCCATGGCAGCAATGATTTCCTGACGCTGCTTGGCATCCATGCCAGCTAACTTTTGCTGGAAGGCCAGCTGATTAGCCATGCGTCTGGCTTCATCCATGCGCTTTTTACCGTCTTCACCGGTTATAGCAGTTAATATTCTTAAATTAGTAGCATACTTTTCAGTTTGTTGAGCTATTTCAGCATTAGACAATGTCAGCGGCCCACCAGACTGACGCAGATCACGCATGGTTTCCGCAAATAAACCTGCTTGTTCCTCAAAGCTGTATCCTAGGTTTAACAAGCGTTTTTGCATGCCTGCACCACCAGCTGCCACTGCACCACTTAGACGTTCGGCAGCGCGGCCTACACCTTCACCAAAATAGGCCAAGTCTTGTCTTTTTTCTAACAGTACTTTGCTAAATTGTTCTAGTGTAAGTCCGGCACGGTTAGCATTGTTTCTAAGATCAGTCATGCCACCAGCAAACAATGCACCAGCTCTGTTAGAATTTCTAAAACCTTCTACTGTTTTTTCTAATTCTTTAGTTAAAATACCTACTATGGAGCCAATGGCGCCGCCTACAATAGGTATTTGATTGGCCAATGAGCCAATGACATTACCCACTGCACCTATTTCATTGCCGCTGCCTTGTAGAAATGATCCTGCACTGGTGATTATTCTACCGAAAGCATTGCTTACATCTGTGGCTGATTTTTTAAATGATCCCAGGCTGTTGATAGTCCCAGCCAATGCTATCTGGGTATCAACTTGTTTTTTATTGGTCTTAAGTGCTTGTACTTCTTCAGGAGTGCCAGTTCTTTTAGCTTCAGCTAGACGTTTTTTGTATTCTTCGTCTAAGCCCTTGGCAGTTTTGGATAATTCTTCGTTGTGCTGCGTAAGAGCAGCAGTGATACGACTCAGTGGACTGGTTTGTTTTTTCAGTGCATCCGAATATTGCTGTATGCGTTCAACAAACTCTTTTGCGGATCCGCCGGTAAATGCACCTCGATAGGAACCACCGCCGTCGCCTTTCATAGCGTTGGCAATCACCGAACCTAGACGATCATAATCAAAATTATCCACAAAATGTCCCGATAAATACTAATTCAAATATATTTATAGGAATAAAGTCATGCCAAATCAAGCCAATCCATTGACTGGATACTTTAGGCAACCCGCTATATATCTTTCATTGCCTAGCCAAGGACGTTGGTGGGATAAAGACTCAATTGACTTCCCTGCCAATGGTGAAATTCCAGTTTACCCAATGACTGCTAAAGATGAAATAGTGATCAGAACACCTGACGCACTATTAAATGGGCAAGGTGTTGTTGATGTTATTCAAAGCTGCTGCCCAAACATCAAGGACGCATGGAAGATTCCCAGCATTGATGTAGATGCAATTTTAATATCCATACGCATTGCCACCTATGGCAATAAAATGGATTTCAACAGCCAATGTCCACATTGTAAAGAAATGAATACTTATGAAGTGGATCTAGGTGAGCCCTTGTCCAATTTAACCAGCCCTGATTACAGTGAACCTTTAGACTACAACTCGTTGAAAATAAAACTTAAACCTCAGCAGTTTTTCAATGTCAACAAAGCCAACATGCTGAACTTTGAAGAGCAGCGCATGTTGGAAGCCTTAAATGATGAATCATTGAGTCAAGATGAAAAGTCCACACGCATTATTGTTAGCATGAACAAAATCATACAATTGGGCATTTCTAGCTGTGCAAATAGCACAGAGTATATAGATTTACCTGATGGTAATCGTGTGACCAATAGTGAACATATTCTAGAATTTTATGCTAATGCAGAAAATCGTGTGGTAAAGTTGGTGCAAGATCGCATAAATGAATTCGTAGAGCAGGCTAAAATACCACCCATGCATATAAAATGTGACGACTGCGATCAGGAGTACGATTCAGAAATAGAGTTTGACTACGCAAATTTTTTCGTAAAAGGCTTTTAGCTCTAACTGATGAAGCAGCAGTGGTCAAACTGCTAGACGGTTATGACCAAGAGGTAAAAGCCATAAGAGAAGAATTGCTGCGTATGTGTTGGTTTATGCGTGGTAGCATAAGTTACACAGAAGCCACTATGTTGAGTAATTCTGATAGAGAAACTATTTCTAAAATTATCAAAGAGAATTTAGAAACTGCCAAAGAGTCTAAAATGCCTTTCTGGTAATCAAGATTTGCTTTCGCAAATCTATTTCTTTCGCTTGCGCTCAGAAATCTTTTTCTTCTTTAAGATACTTTTAAAAGGGCATTCATCCAGATAATTCAGTCATAATTCGCCCGTTGCCGGGCGAAAAATAGAGATGCCTTCATCCGAGTGCATCAGCCACTGATCTAGTAGAGTTGTTTTGCAACAGGAGGCGGTTGACCTGTACCCCCATACTCTAGCCTTCGCGCATGTCAACGGAACCCTAGTCGCACTAATCAGCAGCACGATTCGAGCCTACGGTTGTATCTTTTTCACAGAGCCGTAACCATTTGAGACCTAAAGTTAGTTCTATCCTCGCAATGCCCAAGATCCGACGGTAAATGAATACAGCCTCAATGGGAGTCGAGCAGCCCCGACCAAACGCTATTGCATGTTAACGGCACAAGGCCGCGATTGATTGTTGGTTAAGTTTAAGGAATTGTTCTAGATCGAATATTTGCCAGACTTGGTGTCGTTGAGATCTATATGTGAATGAGCTAAGGGTTTGGTCCCAGGATTGATTATATGGTACTGCTACGTATGTGCCTTTGCGATTGAACTTCATGAACAGAATGTTAAAATCACCCTTGTCAGCTACCTCTAACATCTGTTCAATCCATCCGTCTAATTGTTTACATGAGCCTGTGAATAATTGATGAAATGGAAAATCTGCGTAACTTTTTGCTTCGGCGTTCATACGACCAAAACTGGGTCCTGGTACTATGTCGCCTTTGCTGTGCCTAATTTGAGCTTCTGATAATGTGTCTTTTCTTGTGGTATTTTTACCGCCAATGTAAGCACCAGAGTTGGTAACTCGAATAAAACTTTCGCCAAATGTATCTGACAACAACTTGGCTATGTCACGTTCGAAGCTGCTTCCTTTGTTCTTACTTTTTGATGGCATTTAGTTTATTACTTATACTTTTGTTGAGTTTTGAGGTGGTTTTACTTTATTTTATTAACGTTTATTGTTTAATGTTTCGTCCTCAAACCTCTACATCACTACTATACGTTGTGAAACCATTTTGTTTGGTTACACGCAGTATATTACTGACCCTACTAACTAGCTCGTCTCTGTGACTTACCAGCCATACACTTTTTCGGGCATCCCTACTGATTTTCTTAAGTATGGCTAAACTACTTTCCATACCTGAAGCATCCAAGCCCGAATCTACTAATTCATCGACAAATAGTAAATTCATCCTGTGATATAAACTTTCGTAAACATCACGGAATGCCCAGCTTAGACTCAGTATTAGTCTGTTTCGTTCCCCACGGGATAGATTGTCGAAATCTAAATCTCTACCTAACTCAGTTATTTCTACACTTAAATCATTTTGAAATACCACTTGATGCGGCAAACCAATCTTTTCCAAGTAATAACTAAGTCTTGTATTTAAGTAATTCAAATTCTGATCAATAATTTTCTTGCGAATAAAGCTGTCTTTGTTGGTTAACAGCTTTAATAAAAATTCTTCGTGGTCACGTTTCTGCGTAAGTTGATTGATCTGATCATAGGTAATTTCCACCAGTGCAG